AAAAGGCGAAAAAAGACATGGCCAACGCGACGGGGTTCATGAAGGACGTGTATAACGGTAAACAACTCGCGTTTAAAGTGTCGATGAACTCAATGTATGGTTTCACTGGTGCGTCGAAGGGGATGTTGCCGTGCATGGCCATCGCGTCGACGACCACGTCCAAGGGGAGGTCGATGATTGAGGAGACGAAAAACTACGTGGAAGAACACTTTCCAGGTGCAAAAGTGAGGTACGGGGACTCCGTGACTCCAGATTCGGCGCTCCTCATTCGACACAATGGTATAGTGATGACCACCAGGATAGACGCACTCGTATCAACGTATGCGTCGAGGTCCGATGGTAAAGAATTCTCAGATGTGCACGGCATTGAGGTTTGGAGTGACACGGGTTTCACAAAAATCAAACAAGTCATTCGACACAAAACAGATAAGCAGATATACCGAGTCGTGACTCACACGGGGATTGCCGATGTCACCGAAGACCACAGCCTGTTGTCTGTCGATAAACGAGAAATTAAACCAACAGATGTAGCCGTGGGTGTCGAACTTTTGCATCACGATTGTGGACGCGCGTTTGAGAGTGAAATTCAAACCGACATCACGGCCGCAGAAGCAAAGGTCATGGGTTTCTTTTTTGGGGATGGTTCGTGCGGACACTATGATACAAAGTATACATGGGCTCTGAATAACTCGAACATTTCAATTCTTACCGCGATGCAACAGGCGTGTCCATTTGAGACGAAAATTTTGGATACACTCAAGTCAAGTGGTGTGTATAAATTGGTGCCCGTTGGCAACATGAAAGATCCAACTTTGCGGTATCGTGCATTGTTTTATAACGCACACAAAGAAAAGATAGTGCCTGCGTGTATACTCAACGCACCTCTGGACGTCGTCGAGGCATTTTGGAATGGCTATTATCTATCCGATGGTGACAAAGACCAGCGCCAAACAATCACACGTTTCGACGTGAAGGGTAAAGAAGGTAGTTTGGGTTTATGTTTTATCGCTCGACGTCTTGGTTATAACGTCTCACTGAATTGTCGTTCGGACAAAACAGATATAATACGACAGACGTGCACTATGGGTTCGCAACGACGTAATCCACTGGCGATTAAAAAAATTGAGCAACTTGGAAACACCTCAGATTACGTCTATGACTTGACGACCGAGTCGCATCATTTTCACGTTGGTCCAGGACACATGATTGTTCATAACACCGATTCCGTGATGGTGGAGTTTGACGTCCAGGGGCGCACGGGTCAGGATGCGTTGGACTATTCGTGGGAACTAGGTGAGCGCGCGGCCAAGGAGTGCACCGCCCTTTTCAAAAAACCGAACGATCTGGAGTTGGAAAAGGTGTATTGTCCGTATTTTCTGTATTCCAAAAAAAGATACGCCGCCAAATTGTGGGAGAAGGGAAAATCTGGACGGGTCGAGTTCAAATACATCGATGTCAAGGGTTTGCAACTCGTCCGAAGGGACAACACCCCCCACGTCCGCCGCGTGCTCAAGGAGGTGCTCGATTGCATATTGGCGTCCTCTGACCCGAAACCTGCCATCGACTTGGCGAGGGAGAGGGCGATGGAGTTACTCACGGGCGACGTCTCTCACGACGAACTCATCCTCTCTCAATCGCTCGCGGATTCATACAAAAACCCAAATCTCGCCCACGTGCAAGTGCGAAACAAGATTAGAGACCGCGCCCCGGGTTCAGAGCCGCAATCGGGTGACCGGGTGCCTTACATACTCACAAAAACGGATGACCCCAAAGCCAAGGCGTACGAAAAAGCCGAGGACCCGAAATACGTGGAGGAGCATGGCGTGCCTGTGGATTACCACTACTACTTTATGAATAAATTTCTCAATCCAGTCTGTGATTTGGTGGAACCTTTGGTGAAAGATCCTAAACAGGAAATTTTCGGAGAGATTATAGAGAGGCACAAGCCCCCTAAAAAAAAGAGGGCACCCAAACAAAAAACCACAATCACCTCCCTCTTCAAGGCTTTCGAGGAAAGGGCGCGCATTTTGCCTTAAGTGCCCACGTGTAATACAAAACGAACGACATCATGAATCCACGCATCGAGAAGATTGAAAAACTCATCGACGACGAGGTGCGCCGGCGCCTGGACGACGAGTTTAAAAAGCGCGTCGCCGATTCACTCTCGGCGGCGATGCAAATGGAGATCCGGACGCAGGTGGACGTGCAGGTGGAGGAAAAGTTGGCGACATTCCTCGAGCGCATCAGCAAAAAATATAGCATACCCATGCAGTTGCTTCTGGCGGACGTGCCCGAGGTGGGTGAGCACGGGAGGTGTCGGGGTGTCAAGCAGAACGGGCAGCGGTGCACGCGAAACGGGAAGAGGGAGTTGGAGGGGTACTGCAATCTGCACTACTGTCAAAAGAAAAAAGTCGAACCGGTGGTGATTCAGCGCATGAGTGGGCACACCCACCCGGAGTCTATTCCGTTCGACGCGAGTTGTCCGGCGTGTAATCCCAATGGAGACGCACTTAGAGATTTGGGGGATATGTTATTGTAATGAGTAAGTCACAACTTTTGCTAAAGTCGATCAACAATTTTTATTCGGATGAAGCCCACAGAACGACGCTACTGAACATTCTCAACAAGAAATCTGGAATCTCTCTGAGAAACATCGAGTGGTTCATATGTAATTACGCGAAGAAGCACCACACGAGTTTCACCACCACGGAGGGGAAGGTGGTTCCGGTGCACTGTCTGTACAAGAGTTCGCTCAACGGGTACTCAAAAACCCTGTTCGACCCGTTCGCGCGGGCGCAGAAATTTGACTACCAGGTGCCTGGGACGGGGGAGACGCTGCACACGACGGTCGCGCAGTTGAATTTCATAAAGTGGTGCATCAGCACTAAAATTATTGATTACATCGAGACGAATCGTTTGACTTTGTTTAACAAGGCGGAGGTTTGAGCATATATCGGCTTCGGTATCATCGGCCCAGTCCTCGGCTCGGGCATCTGATCTGGGTCCTCTTCAACTTCCTGAACCTGCTCCTGCGCGACAGGTTTTTCCTCGCTCTGCAGGAGTTTACGCATTTTCCCTCCCTCGAATACGAAGACCTCGTATCCGACGTAGTACATGTGCATGCTGTAGACGTCGATATCGAGGAGGCTGTCTCCGGCGGCGTTGAGGGGTTCGAACGTGAACTCCACCGCGGTCTTGTTACCTTTGAGTTGGGAGAAATCGAGGTGTCCAGAAAACTGCGCCCTCCGTGGGAACTCGGCGAAGGAGTGGGTGTAGATGTTCCTGTATGGGCGAGAGAGATAGCGCCGCATGGGGGTTAGATATTTGTAATACAGGTGACCCGTCTGTGTAGAATTTGGAAACTTTTCGCCGTTTAGGTAAAATTTCGCTTCGTCCATCACCGGCGCGAAGAAACTGTACGTTTGATCGAAATTCACGTTGCTCGAAAAGTTGAATCTGTTTTGTGTGTACAGTTCACCCTCGTCGGTTTCCCCATTCGCGGTGATGTTTTCGTCTTCGAATTTAGAGTTGCGGAAGAACCAGTGAAGCACCTTGACGGGTTGGTCGGGGACGAGATTCGTTCGAAGGTTCGTCTTCCCTTTCTCCGTCTGTGCGGATGGGTGGCGGTAGACCAAATCCGTCACGAGAGTCTGCGCGTTCTTCATGAAATACATGCGCTCTTCCGGTTCGAGTGTGATCTCCTCCGTGATGATGTGAAACTTTGGCACGGTCAAAGTTTTGGAGGTATCGGTGAAGAAGGTTTGTTTGTGGAACACGAATTCGAATTCAATCTTTTGTTTGTAACACGAACACACGGGGAAATAAGGCCTATCGGGTTCGTTTTGCGAGTACTCGTCTCCGGAGTATTTTCGGGAGAAGAAAAAATTGAGTGGGATGAGCAACTCAGTCTCCGCGGTGGAGATGGTGCTGTTCAGGTCACTCGAATCGTAGGCGAGGGATCTGTTCACGAGGAATCGGTTGGCCACCTTTTCGGACATTTCCAAATATAACTCATCGTAAATCATCCCCCAATCGGCGTAGAACGTTTCCACCTCCACCTCGTCCACGCGCATTCTCACCTCTTTGAATATGTGTCTTCCCAACTGATCCGCGTACGTGTCGTCCGTCGACGCCAACCCGGGCATGGTGATTCGCACCCACATGTTCGTGAGGAGGTCACCCATTTGCATCGGGTCGAAGCGCACTTTGATGGATTGTTGTCCGAAAGGCCAGTTCGCGTCCGTCGCGGGGTTGTAAACGGTTTTGCTTCTGTGATATTTACGAAAGTTAGAGTGACTAAGTTGTCGCCCATTGAAGAAGAAAGGTGAATCCTTCGGGGCCTTGGAGACGAGATACGTGTCCTGTTTGCCACACAGTGAAGCGAGGGCGATGCGTGCGGCTTCTCCGGGCATTCTATTGTAAGCCAATATCTTTTTTCCAAAGATCCACGGCGGTCATGCCGCGAAGGGCCTCCACCTCTCTCTGTGCCTCCGCAGCCTGGGTGTGCATGCTCTTCACCGCCTCCTCGGTGGTTTGTTCGAATGGAATCTTCAAAAGGTACTCCGTATCCGGGAACCCCAACTTGGTCAACATTTGTTCCACGACTGCCTTTTTCATGTTGAACACCCTGATTTCACCGTTGATCACCATAGACACGAATCTGGCTTTGTGCGAGAGCACGGCGGCTTTTTTATTGAGGGTGTCCATGAGATTCGTTTTGCGTAAGTTGTAGTAATGCAAACGCACGTTGACAAAGTCCACGAGTATTTCCTCTGGAGTGTTATATTTTTTGATTCCTTGGTGGGGGTGGAACACGTGCATGTTGCTCACTCGGATGGTTTTGACGAGTTTAAAATCCGAGGCGAAATCGTCACCCTTCCATCCGGTGACCGTGAAATCGACGTTCTCCACGGTGGAGTTATTGGTGTAGGAGACGATGCGTTTGGCTTCCACCATGCCCTCGAGGTGTTCTTTGAAGGTTTGCGTCCAGAGACCCGGGGGCAGTTCCGTGATTCTTCCCGTGTGTTCGTCCCAGCACCCACTCACCAACCAATGGTCGACGTGGCGAGAGACCGTGCCTTTGAAACCCCTCCACCACGGGTTCATTTCGATCAATTGTTCACCCGCGAGAATACGGCGAATGTTTTCCCTGCACACGTCGGGGTTGAACGGCGGCACACTGCACGAGAAGCCCGTACCGATGCCTTCGGCGCCGTTGATCAGGATGACTGGGAGCGTCGGAACGAAAAACTCGGGTTCAATCTTTTTCCCATCGTCTTCGAGGTAGGACAAGATGGGATCGTCCCGAACGTCGAAGAGAGACCGCGTCTGGGGTGCGAGTTTGGTGAAGATGTATCTCGTGGCCGAGGCATCTTTCCCACCCATGAGTCGAGTGCCAAATTGTCCACACGGTTGGAGGAGATTCAAATTGTTCGAGCCCACGTAATCGTTCGCCAGATTAATGATAGTCTCCGCCAAAGAAACCTCACCGTGGTGATAGCACGTCTTCTCCGAGACGTAGGACGCCAACTGCGCCACCTTCATCTCGTTCGTGAGTCCTCGCTGGAGACACGCGTGTATGACTTTTCTTTGCGACGGCTTCAACCCGTCCACCATGGATGGAATGGCTCTTCGAAGGTTCGCCAGACTGAAGTTGACTAAATCTC